ATACATCATCTCCTTTCTATTTATATTATATATAGGGTTTGTAAACTAATCAATAAAAAGGTTTAATTAAATTAAACAAAAATATTGACTAAATAGTTTAATAATGTTAAACTAGTATCAGAAAGGAGGTAATGAAGTGAATGATTTGGAAAAGAAAATAAAAAAGCTGAGAAAATTGGTAGCACAATTAACTCAGCTCGTTTGGGACATAGGTTCGCTCCTAGCAGTCCTTAAGTTTATAATAGAAAGTCTTAGATGACTTTCTATTTATAAAACTATCATCATTCACTTTAAATAGCAATATGAAAAAAGAAATTTTTAAACTAATCATAAGCATCATTTGGCTTATTGTTGCTGTTTTTGGGGTATTTTTATTATTTATGGGTTAGGAGGTAGAATATGGCTTTTGATTACAGGAAACTGAAAGGTAGAATCATTGAAAAATATGGCAGTCAATTAAATTTTGCTGATGCATATGGTATTTCCGAAAATACATTATCATTAAAAATGCGTAATAAAGTAAGATTCACTAGCGATGACATAATTGCAATAAGCGATATGCTCGATATTCCCGAAAACGAAATAGGGTCTTATTTTTTTACAAAACAAGTTTAAAAAAATTAAACTTCAAGGAGAAACAAAAATGAACGAAGTACAATTATTTAATTTTGAAAATCATGAAGTAAGAAGTCTTTTGATTAACAGTGAGCCTTGGTTCGTTGGAAAAGATGTGGCTGATGTGCTTGGGTATAAGAATCAAAATGATGCATTAAGTAAGCATGTTGACGGTGAAGATAAAGATACAATCGCGATTCGCGATTCTATCGGTAGAAATCGAAACACTCCAATAATCAACGAAAGTGGTCTTTATAGTTTAGTTCTATCAAGCAAATTGCCAAGCGCCAAGAAGTTCAAACGTTGGGTTACATCTGAGGTGTTGCCAGCACTAAGAAAAACAGGGCAGTACCAAGTGAAGGAACTAAGCGGACAGGAATTAATGGCTAAGGCATTAATCGAGGCTCAAAGCGTCTTAGCTGCTAAGGATAAAGTAATCGAGGAGATGAAGCCTAAGGTTGTATTTGCTGATGCAGTAGCCACTAGCCATACATCTATCCTTGTAGGTGAACTTGCCAAAATCTTAAAGCAGAACGGAATTGAAATGGGTCAGAAGAGATTATTTGCATGGCTCAGAGAAAAAGGATATCTGATCAAGCGCCAGGGCACTGATTACAACATGCCTACACAGAAGGCTATGGAACTAGGTCTCTTTGAAATCAAGGAAGGCTCTTATGTCAACGGCTCAGGAGTAAATATCACTACTAAGACACCTAAGATTACTGGCAAGGGTCAGCAGTATTTCATTAACAAGTTCCTTCAATAGGAGGTGATCATCATGGATGAATGGAGTATCAGCGTTGAGGAAGTAATGAGAATCACTAAGAAAAGTAGAGACTTCATCCTAAACGCTATAGAACAGGGCGTAATGCCTGGGTCAGTAGTAAAACATGACTCAGGTAAAAGAAGTACATACATCCCTAGAAAGGCTTTCATGGATTACATGAACAATTACTATAGAGCTCCTTCAGATAAGTTGATTGCAGCAGTGGTAGAGGAGCTCGCTAAAAGAAAGACAATTGAATAAGTAGCATAGTTGCTCGTAGGCACCTAAGGCTAGGAGACAAATAATAATTCGTAGAATGAACTGCAATACATAATTTAACATTTCTCTTTTTGGATAATTCCATTGACTATACATACCTACTGTATATAGTCTCCTAGCGCTAAGTGCTTATGAGCACAAAAAAAACACGTGCTGCGAACACGTGCCTGGATGAATAAAAAGACAACGTGGTTATTGTACCACAGAAAAGGAGAGCTTTCTATGGAAAGAAGAAAACCAAGAAAGAAAATCCCGTTCTTAAAAAGAATGTGGAGAAAATACGGATTTCCTAGAATCCGCAGAACTAGAAAGTATCAAAAATTAAGAGCGAAGGTGATGGGGTATGAATAGATTTGAAAAAGGCATCATCATCGTATCTAATTTAATTATTTTAGTTAGTTTCATTTCAGGAGTTGTAAGCGGTAATAACTGGAATTCTACAGGAATGAGAGTTCTAAGTGTTGCATCATTAAGCATGAACTTAATTATTCTTGAGTACATGCTAGTTGTTATCAGAAATAAATAAAGGAGAAAAAAAGTATGGAAAAGAAAGCATTTATTAAAGTTGAATCTGATGAAGTGAGAGCTCACATCCACTCAAATGGCAGTAATTATCAATTGTTATTGATGATGTCACTTTTAATTGACGCATTTAAAAAAGGTCAATTAACAAATGAGGATGATCCAAAGAACGATACGTTCAAACAAATTGTTGAGTTTATTTGGAAGAGACCAAAAGACGCATCAAGAGCACTTATCAAAATTATCGGCATTGATAGTGATTTGGATTCTTTATTTGAAGGATTCAAGTGTGAAAAGGAGACTAACTAAATGGATAAGATTAAAATCAATTCTCTTGAATTAGAGAATGTGAAACGTATCAAAGCAGTACAGATTGAGCCATCTGAAAATGGCTTAACTATTATTGGTGGAAACAATAACAACGGAAAGACTTCTGTATTGGATGCCATCACTTGGTGCTTAGGCGGCAATAAATACAAGCCATCAAAACCAACTAGAGAAGGAAGTTATGTTCCAGCATCACTAAAAGTGACTCTTTCAAATGGTATTGTGGTTGAAAGAAAAGGCAAGAACTCAGCCTTAAAGGTCACTGATCCAACAGGAATGAAAGCAGGTCAAAACTTATTAGACTCATTTATTAGTGAATTGGCTTTAAATCTTCCAAAGTTTATGAATAGTTCAGAAAAAGAAAAAGCTGACACATTACTTCATATTATCGGAATTGGTGACGAGTTAACAAAACTAGATTTAAAGGAAAAGGCAGTTTATAACGATCGCCTAGCAATCGGAAGAATTGCTGATCAGAAATTAAAACACGCTAAAGAGATGGTTCATTATGATAATGTTCCAGATAAGATTGTTTCAGCTTCTGAGTTAATCGCCAAGCAGCAAGAAATGCTAGCAATTAATGGAAGTAATGAAAGAAAAAGAGCGTATCTCGCTGAGTGTAAATCTAAGTCGAAAGCCATTGAAGAAAAGATGGAAGACTTAGACAGACAGTTAAAAGCGCTTAATGAAGAGTATTTGAAAGTTATCAAGGAAAGAGATAAAGCGACTGTTGAAGTTTCTAGTCTAGTAGATAATCCTACAGACGAAATTGAAAGAAGCATCAAAGAGATTGATGACACTAATATTAAGGTTCGCACGAACCTAGAAAAGAAAAAAGCAGAGCAAGAAGCCAATGACCTCAAAAAGGAATATGCTTCTAAGTCACAGGAATTAGAAGACATTAGAAAAGAAAAGGCTAGCTTATTAAATAACGCTGATCTACCTCTTGAAGGTTTAGGAATTGAAGATGGGAAAATTACTTATCTAGGTCAAGAATGGGATAACATGAGTGGTTCACAGCAGCTAAAAGTGGCTACTGCTATTTGCAGAAAAATCAATCCTAGTTGTGGATTTATTCTATTAGATAAGCTAGAGCAGATGGATATGAACACTCTTACAGAATTTGGCACTTGGCTAAAGTCTGAAGGACTACAAGCTATTGCTACACGAGTAAGTACAGGTGACGAGTGCTCAATCATTATTGAAGACGGCTACGTTGCCAAAAATAATTTAGAAAAAGAAAAGAAAGAAGAAATAAAGACAGTTGCTAATTCTTGGGAAGGAGTGAAATGGTAATGAATTTTGAAATTACAAAAGGAAAAATCAAGAAGCCTTATAAAGTAGTTGTATACGGCCCTGAAGGAATTGGGAAATCAACCTTTGCTTCTCATTTTCCTGACCCTTTATTTATTGATACAGAGGGATCCACAAGATCATTGGATATTAAGAGACTTCCTAAACCAACTTCTTATGAAATGCTCAAACAGGAGATTGATTACATCATTCAGAATAATACATCTATCTGTAGAACATTAGTCATTGATTCAATCGATTGGGGAGAATCGTTAATCGTTCAGGATATATGCAATAAATATCAAAAGAAAGGTATTGAAGATTTTGGTTACGGAAACGGCTACGTCTACACAAAAGAGGAAGTCGGAAGACTTCTCAATAGATTAGAAAATGTAATTGACAGTGGAGTGAATGTCGTGCTGACTGCACACGCTCAGATTAGAAAGTTTGAAAAACCAGATGAAAGCGGCGCTTTTGATAGATACGAATTAAAACTAGGAAAGAAGACTGCTTCACAGACTGCGCCTCTTGTAAAAGAATGGGCTGATATGGTTCTGTTCGCAAATTATCAGACTTTTGTCTCAAAAGATGAAAAAGGCAAAACAAAAGTATCAGGAAACAGAAGAGTAATGTATACAGTTCATAACGCTTGTTGGGATGCCAAGAACAGAGATGGCCTTCCAGAAATGTGTGACTTCGATTATAGAGTCATTAAGCCAATCATTGAAGAACCATTAAATAACGCTTCTAGCATTCCTACAAACGAAAAACCACAAACACAGGTAAATGTACCTGTTGAACCAAAAGAACCACAGATTAAAGAAAATAAGCCTGTGAGTGCTATTGATTTTGAGTCTGAAGAATATCAGAAGATTCCTTCTAAAGTAAGAGACTTGATGAAATGTGACAATATTTCAATTGAGAAATTGAAGGAAGTCATCTTCTTAAAGGGATTCTTCCCAAAAGATACTCCAATCGAAAATATGCCTAATGACTTCTGGGAATTCATTGCTAGCAATTGGAGCAACTTAAAAGACTTTATTACAGAAACAGAGATTCAATTTTAAAAGGAGATTAAGAAATGGATAACAATTTTAATAACTACAATCAGAACGGATTCAATCAAAACGGATTTAACCAAGCACCACAAAATGATGGTGCAATGGGTTGGGATGATGAAATCACTGCCGAAGCCAAGGAATACACATTATTACCTGTCGGAACTTATCAATTCATCATTAAAGATAATTTTGTCAGATCTAAAACATCAGGTAAGGGAAAAATCCCTGTTGTATGCAACAAGGCAGATATCACTTTAACAATTAATTATGAAGGAAAAGAAGTAAAAGTGACTACTTCATTAGTTCTTCATAAATCCTGTGAATGGAGAATCGCCCAATTCTTCGAATGCATCGGAATGAAACAGAAAGGAGTTCCGTTCCGTCCTGACTGGAATAATATTGTTGGAAAAACAGGAACAGTTAAAATCTCTCATAGAGAATATAACGATTCAACTTATAATGATGTAAAAGAATTCGTGATCAGTGATACTCCAGCACCAACTCAGCCACAGGCTTGGGGAAATAATAGCTGGAAATAATGCAGTTAAGAGATTATCAACAAAAAGCTCATGATGCCATATTCACAGAGTGGGAAGAGAAGGGAACTCAAAGAACCCTTCTCGTTCTTCCTACAGGATGTGGAAAAACAATAGTATTCGCGAAAGTGGCTGAGGATTGTGTCAAAAAAGGAGATAAGGTTCTTATTTTGGCACATAGAGGCGAATTGCTAGAACAGGCATCTGACAAAATAAAAAAAGTTACAGGACTTGGATGTGCAGTTGAAAAGGCTGAACAGACTTGTATTGGCAAATGGTTTCGAATTGTTACTGGAAGTGTTCAAACACTACAGAGTGACAAAAGATTGTATAAGTTTTCGAAAGATTATTTTGACACAATAATCATTGATGAAGCCCATCACGCATTAAGTAATGGGTATCAGAAAGTGCTGGAATATTTCAATAGCGCAAAAGTGCTTGGAGTAACTGCCACTCCTGATAGAGGAGATATGAAAAACTTGGGCTCTTACTTTCAGACTTTGGCGTATGAGTATACTTTACCAGAAGCAATTAAAAGTGGTTATTTAGTTCCAATTAAGGCATTGACTATACCACTTACTTTGGATTTATCAAGCGTTTCAATGAGCGCTGGAGACTTCAAAGCGAGTGATATTGGTAGCGCACTAGATCCTTATCTTGAAGGTATCGCTAGTGAAATGGAAAAGTACTGCAAGAATAGAAAAACAGTTGTTTTTCTTCCACTGATTTCTACATCTCAAAAGTTTGTTGAAATTTTAAATAAGCATGGTTTCAAAGCCACTGAAGTGAATGGCAACTCAAAAGATAGAAATGAGATCACAAAAGACTTTGCAGAAAATAAATACAATGTTCTTTGCAACTCAATGCTATTAACGGAAGGATGGGATTGTCCTGATGTGGATTGTGTCATTGTATTAAGACCAACAAAAGTAAGAAGTCTCTATTCTCAGATGGTTGGAAGAGGTACAAGGCTATCACCTCAGACAGGAAAGAAAGATTTACTTTTATTGGATTTTCTCTGGCATAGCGAAAGACATGAACTATGTCATCCAGCCTCACTTATCTGTAATAGTGATGAAGTTGCTAGAAAAATGACAAAAAAGTTAGAAGATAGCGCAGGAATTGAAATGGATATTCAAGAGGTTGAAGAAGAAGCCTTGAAGGATGTCCAAGAAGAAAGAGAAAAAGCACTTGCTGAGCAGCTAGAAGAAATGAGAAAACGCAAGAAGAAGCTGGTTGATCCATTGCAGTACGCAATGAGCATTCAAGCTGAAGACTTGCAGAATTATGTTCCTTCTTTTGGATGGGAATGTACTCCTCCAACTGAAAAGCAATTGAAATATTTAGAAGCGCATGGGATTGAATCTAATGAAGTTCCTAACGCTGGATATGCTTCTATGCTGATTGACAAGTTAAAGTTAAGAAGTAAAGAAGGACTAGCTACTCCAAAACAAGTAAGATTCCTCGAAAGAAAAGGATTCAGAAATGTTGGAACTTGGAAGTTCAAGGATGCTAATTCTATGATTTCTAAAATTTCAACAAATAACTGGAGAATTCCAAAAGGAGTGCAAGCTTCTACTTATAAACCAGAAGGAGTTGAATAACAGTGAAACAATACAATCTATTAGAGCTGCTTGACTATATCAACCCTTCTGAACTTTCTTATCAGGAATGGACTAATGTTGGAATGGCCCTCAAGCACGAAGGATATGAAGCAAGTGACTGGGATTCCTGGAGTGCTCAGGACTCAGAAAGATACAAAAGAGGAGAGTGCTTTACAAAATGGAATTCCTTCAATGAAACGGCAGGGGATATTGTCACAGGCGGAACAATCTTCGATTATGCCAAAAGAGGCGGTTTCGTTCCTCCAAAAAAGATAGATCCTAATGAAGGCGTTCTTGGTTGGGAAGATGAAATTGGCAACATAATAGACAAGGACTCTATAGATAGTATTGAGCTACATGAGCCTAGTGATTCGAATTGGAATCCAGCAAACGAATTGATCAGGTATTTAACAACTCTATTCGATACAGACGAGTATGTTGGCTTCGTGGTTTCCTCGATAGAAAACGAAAAAGGAAAATTCATTCCTGGAAATCGTGGAAACTTTAGAATGACAGCAGGGCAGATTGTTGAAGGACTTCACTCGTGCAATGGCGATATTGGTGCAGTGATTGGAGACTACAATCAAGCAGCAGGTGCTTGGATTCGTTTTAATCCTTTGAACGGTGAAGGTGTTAGAAACACTGACATAGCATCATTCAAATACGCTCTTGTAGAATCTGATAGCTTAGATATCGGAAAGCAGTTGTCTATTATCCATCAGTTAGAACTGCCTGTCGCAGCCGTTGTCTACAGCGGTGCTAAATCAATACACGCTATTGTCAAGGTTGATGCTTCAGATAATAATGAATATAGAGAAAGAGTAAATTACTTATATAAGATATGCGATAAGAACGGACTTGAAGTTGATAATCAGAACAAGAATCCATCAAGATTATCGAGAATGCCCGGTGTTATCAGAGGTGAACATAAGCAGTTCATTATTGAAACTAACACAGGAAAAGAAACGTGGTCGGACTGGGTTGAATGGGTTGAGTCAATGAATGATGATTTACCTGATGAAGAAAATCTGGCAGATGTATTATTCAATCTTCCTGATTACGCTGAAGAATTGATTGAAGGAATCTTAAGACAAGGGCATAAGATGCTGCTTGTCGGTCCTTCAAAAAGTGGTAAGTCATTCTCATTAATTGAATTATGTATCGCAATTGCTGAGGGTACTAAATGGATGGGCAGACAATGTAAGCAAGGAGATGTATTATATGTCAATTTCGAATTGGATAGAGCATCATGCCTACACAGATTTAAAGATGTCTATCAGACTTTAGGATTGACTCCCAATAATGCAAATAGAATTTTTATCTGGAACTTGAGAGGGAAGACTCCTGCACTAGATCAGTTAGTACCAAAACTGATTAGACGAGCAGAAAAGAAAAAATATATCGCTGTAGTAGTTGACCCTATTTATAAAGTCATTACTGGCGACGAAAACAGTGCTAGTGAAATGGCTAAGTTCTGTAATCAGTTTGATAAGATAGCAGATGCGCTTGGTGCATCAGTAATTTATGCACATCATCACTCTAAGGGTGCTCAAGGTGGCAAGAAGTCAATGGACAGAGCAAGTGGCTCAGGAGTCTTTGCAAGAGACCCTGATGCGCTGCTAGATATGATTGAGTTGGATATGAATAAAGAAGTCAAGGAACACTTCATTAATGAAGCAAGAGTTGAAGCAATGCACGCTGTGCTTGATAAGTATGTACCTAAATGGAGAACTTACATTTATCAGACTAAGAAAACAGATGATCATGATTTTGAAGCAATGAATGACTACTGTGCTGAAATGCTTGGATTCGAACAGATGAACGAATTGCAGTATCTAACAGAATTAAAAGTTAATGAAGCTAAACATATTACTGCCCTTCAGATATCTGGAACTCTTAGAGAATTCGCTACATTCGACCCCATCAACTGCTTCTTTAAATATCCTATTCACTTCTTGGATAATGGCAACTTGCTAAAAGGGTGCCGTCCTGAAGGCTCAAAGAAAAAGTCTAAGTTCGAGAAAATGAACGAGACTAACAAAAAGAAACAGGATGAAAATATTGAATTATTCTTAAATGCTTTCGAACAGTTAAATAATGATGGACAGGTTACTGTAAAAGAACTCGCTGAAAGTGGGTTGATGATGGGGAAGACACAAAGCGCTTTAAGAGGTGCTATACCTAGATGGATAAAAAAAGAAGAACTTAAAGGATTTGAATATAGCAACGGAATAATCAAAAAAACATAGCGTTCACATGTAGCGTTCACACTATATATAAATATATATATGAACGCTTCACTATTGCTAATGATTCATATTCATATAGGGGAGTTCAGAAACTCTCCCCTATATATATGAACATTATCAAGTAAATAGTGATTTTTGAAAGAATTGAGGTATAAACAATGCAGTTTTTTATAAAAATGATTCCTCCAACAATTACTGCACAGGAGCATAGAATCGGAAGATATGGAGTATATAAAAGTCCTGAGCAGAAACAGGCATACGTTAAGTTAAGAGATGCAATCGCACCTTACGCTCCTAGCATTCCAATTGATCACGCTTGCCAGTTGATTGTTAAATGGTGCTTTCCTTTAAATAAAAGTCACAAAGTGAATGGTGAATATAAATACACAAAGCCTGATACTGATAATTTAAATAAGATGTTGAAAGACATTTTAGAAGAGTTAGGCTTCTACACTAACGATTCAAGAGTGGCTTCTGAAGTGATTGAAAAATTTTGGAGCGCTGTTCCAGGAATCTACATATCATTAGAGGAATTATGAAATACATATATAAGAAAGTCGATTATTACTCCATGCAGCAGTTAATGGATTTAATCGAACAGTTAAAAAATAAATATCAAGTTATAGGATATGAGGCATATGCACAAGAGCAGTATGCAGTATTGACTTTATATCCTAAAGAAAAGGAGAAAAACAAATGGAAAAATTATATCTGGTAAAGTTAGGAAAATTATATGTAACTAATACATCAAGTGATTCAGTCAATTTAAAGGAAAGTGCAGAAAAGGCAAAAGTGTTCACTGATGAGTTAGAAGCTGAAACCTTAGCTAATATTCTAGGTGCTCAGTTAATCACATTTGTATTGGAGGGCTAGAAATGTTTAAAGAAATAGGAAGAGTAGTGGAATTATTAAAATATCCACAAAGCATAATTTTAGGATTGGATAAGGTGGCACATATTAATAGTGATGATCTAACTCTCACTATTACATCAGAAGAGTGTGCTGAACTAATCCAATCTATTACAAAAGTAAAAAGATATGGATTTCATGATGAATATGAAGATAATCTTCACGAAGAAGTGGCTGATGTGCTTATCTGTATTGCTGAATTGGTATGTCTTGGCTATTTAGATATTGATAAAGTCAGAGATTATCAAAAGTTAAAAATCAATAGAGAAATAGAAAGAGCAATCCAGAAAGAAGAAGAACTGAGAAAGGAGACAGAAAAGCATGGAACTTGTGAGTAGTCAGAAGCTAGAAGCAGTCGCTGACTTCTTGGCGGATGATGAAGTCTTTGGAATCGCCCCATGTTCACATTTCAATAACTCTTTAAAAAGAGATAGGGTTGACGTGTCTTGTGACATTGGGGATTGTGACGGAGACTGTCCATTCTATTCAAAAGAGAACTTCATCAAGTGGATTAAAAAACCAGACAGTAAGTATGATGTTAGTAATTTAAAGAGACCACAGCAAGAAGACTTTATCGGATATGATAACGTAAGCAACAGTCTTCTTGACAAAGATGGATATATCAAAGCGTTAGAAGAATATTGTGATAACTTAGGAGACGCTCTCGCTGACGCTGAATATGATTTTGAAGAAGTGGAATGTGAAAACAGGGCATTGCTTAAAAAGTTAGAAAAGATTAGAGGTGCTCTTGATGGAAAATATTAAACAAATAAATATCTATCTAGTAGATGGATCTAGATACGTAGTTATTCCTTCAGATGATAATTTATCCAAATATGTAAAAGGTAATTTTTACGGAGGATATAACATTGGCATCTCAAAAAATGAAGCGAAATCAATTATTCATGAGTGGGTGTTTAATGCTGAAAGACAACACAGCGGCAGAATTGATGATATTGGTATTACAGCAAGTAATATTATATCTATTGAATTTTTAGAACATAGGGAATGATTATATGGACAAAAAGAATTTAAAAGAAATTACATATTCGGGCGAGTTTGTGAACGAATTAGAAAGCAAGATAGAATATTTAAAAGAAGAAAATGCATTAATCAAACGTAGATATACTGTTTTAGAATGTCAAAATCATTATCTTGAGTTATATAAGGAAGCGTTAAACCTAGCAATCACAAACGCTATTATTGTTGGTGGCTATGATTTTTGGGGAAGAGCTGCAATAGGATATGGCGTGCAAGAATTTTATAACAAGTGCATTCATAGAAACGCACCAAATCTTAATAAAGGTATTGTGGAATTCTATCTTTCGCTAATAGCAAACGCAAAAGCACAAAAGAGTGAGGTAAAAGAAAATGTTAAATGCAGAAAGATTTAAGAAAGAAATATTAGAAAATTCAAATGTTGTTTCTGATTTTTCAATGAGTAAGGATAAGCATACAATCAAGAAATGTCTTGGCGTCTGTAAGGATTGTTTCTTTCATGAAGCAGGAGATCACTGCTCGAACATCAAAGTTAAATGGCTCTTATCAGAATACAAAGAGCCTGTCAAGGTAACTAGATTTGAATATGATATTTTAAAATATCTATCAGACAACCCAAAGTACATGTATATCGTTAGAGATGGTAATGGCAATATTTTTCTATATGATGAAGAACCCCAAAAAAGTGAGAGTGCTCCTTGGTGGACTGGTCGTGGCATGTGCCACACGAGCATGTTTAATAAGTTATTCCAATTCGTTCAATGGGAAGACAGTACGCCTACACTAATCAAAGATGTTTTAGAAAATTGTGAGGTGGTTGAAGATGAGTCTAATGAATAGAGTTATGAAGATGGCTAATAGAAAAACTAGTTATCGTAGCGCAGAAGAATATATTGAAGACTTACAAGAGTATTGCTCAAGATTAGAAAAACAAAACAAATATCTTTATGAAAGATATGAGAATTTAACTTGTGACTGGGTAAGATTAAATAAAGAAAATAAAGAATTGTCTTGTAAGTATGACGACTTGAACAAAAAATGCAACGAACTTTTCAATGTTTCTGGCAAAATAAACAATGAACTTTTCAATGTTTCTGGCAAAATAAACAATGAACTTTCCAAAGAACTTATTAACTTAAAAAAAGAACATCAGGACTTGATAAGAGAACTGGAGAAAGAACAATGCAGAATGTAATCTATTGTGCCTATGATAGGCATTACAAGAAAATAGCAGAAGGAACTGATCAGCAGTTAAGCAATATGTTCAATGCTGATAAGAATTTTGTGAGAAACAAATATTATGCATTAAAAAGAAAAATGACAGCAGATAAATTTCCTGTTTTTGTCAGAAAAGATACAGAATTTGATGATTCTGAAAAATTGAGAGAAATTATTTCAAAAGGACACAAGACATATTATTTATATGATGGTATCAGAGGAAATCTTGTGATTGCAGGAACAGGAAGGGAAGTAGCGGAATGGTTTGGAGTAAGTACTTCTTTTATCCCAAATAATCATAAGAATAAGACAAATATCTGCAGACCAAGACATGTAACAAAGAAAGATGAAGATATGTTCTTCAGGTTGGTTGTTAAAGAAGATACATTCGAATCAGTCATGCCAGAAGGAAATGTATATGATTATTTGGAGAATTGTGATAAAAAACAAGCAAATTTTATAGAATTCTCACAATTTCCATATATTCACAAAGAAGATTGGTTCGATATTATCAATCTTAATCAGGTCAATCTTTATAAGGGTGTTACTCAGAAAGGATTGTTTGTGATATCTGTAGAGAATCACAACGGAGATCTTGTCAATAAAGTGTTTTTTAAAAGCGAAGAAGAACGTGATAAAAAATATAAAGAGCTTAAAGAGTTTAAAGCAAAGAAGAAATACGGAAAACTTCGTTTCGGAAAGTATGAATGCGATATTTCTGATATCGTGACAATATATCATATTGCAGATAATACAATGTTCATTGTATTAAAAGACGGCTCAGAGAAGAAGATAAGAACTAAGAGAACTGATATTTTTGAAATTATTCAGAAGGAGTTTATAAGATGATATTTGTGTTCGTTACGTTCATTATCATTCTTTGGATGTTTATGATGTCTGTTTAAAGGAGATTAGATATGATGATTTGGATTATAATAATAGCAGCTGTACTTATTTGGATTTTGATGACTGCATAATTTTTCGGAGGTGTATCGATGACTACAGAAGAAACTAAACAGTATTTGAAAAACTACAAGAACATGATGCATAGAATAGAGTACATTGATAATAAGCTAATCAATGTAAAATCAATACCTTATGATGATTCTTCAGTAGGATCATACGCAGAGCCAAAAACAAATAACGATTACATCATGATGAAGGATAAGTATCTTAAGGAAATGAGCAGTATAAGAGCCTCGGTTGAAAGCATAGAAGATATGACTCTAAGAGATGTATTGTTCTATCGATACATAGAATGCTTAGAGATATATGATATTGCTAATATCATGGATTGCTCTAATACATCTGTATTTGCTTATCTGCGTGATGCGATTAAAGAACTTTCAATTATTCTTGATTAATTCTTATTAAACTGTATTAATCTGTATTAATCAGAAGCACACAGCACTTAAAAAGGTGCTAGTATGGTATTAGACAGAAATATATAAGAGGGCCGGACTTAACAGTTTGGCTCTTTTCACATTAAGAATCATTAAGGAGGCGTATTAATTGTATGACAGAAAAACAGAGACTGTTTGCAGATGAGTATCTGAAAGATCTAAATGGTACGCGTGCCTATAAAACGATATACACTACTATCAAGAATGATAATGTTGCAGCAGTAAGAGCAAATACACTTCTTAAGCAGAAAGATATTTCTGATTATATAAGCAAAAGACTTGAAGAAATTCATAATGAGAACACGGCTGACATCCAGGAAGTGATGGAGTATCTTACATCAGTCCTAAGAGGAGAATCAGCCTCAGCGGTATTGATGATGAGTGGCAATGGTATGCAGAAGGTCACTGAGAAGCCTCCGGATGAGAAAGAAAGGCTTAAAGCTGCAGAGCTTCTTGGAAAGAGATTCGGCATGTTCAAAGACAATGTAGATGTTACATCGAACGGTAAGACAGTAATCGTGGATGATATAGATGAATAAGGTTAGTTTGAAATCTACCATTGGTCCGGCTTTTTATGAAGTTCATAAGCATGTAAAAAACAATGACTACACGCATTATTGGCTAAAAGGTGGGCGTGGCTCTTTAAAATCTTCTTTTATCGGTGTTGAGATTCCTTTAGGCATTATGAGAGATGCACAGCGAGGTGTAATGAGTAATGCAGTCATTATGAGACGAGTAAAAGATACGCTCAGAGATTCAGTATATGAACAGATTAAGTGGGGTATCTATAAGTTAGGTGCTCAAGATGATTGGTTAATACCTGAGTCTAAATTAAAAATGACTTATATGCCAACAGGTCAGCAGATAATATTCAAGGGTGCCGATGAACCTAAAAAAATGAAGTCAACAAAGGCTCACATCGGCTATGTTAAATATGTCTGGTACGAAGAATGTGACGAATTCGAAACATACGATAAGATAACCAATATCAATCAGTCACTTCTTCGTGGTGGGCATGAGTATTGTGTCTTTTACTCTTTCAACCCTCCTAAATCACAAAGAAATTGGTGCAACAGGCAAGTTCTAGTAAAAAGAGATGATACATATGTCTCTCATACAACTTACTTACAGGCACCTCCTGAGTGGCTTGGGGAGCAGTTTCTAATTGAAGCAGAACACACCAAGAAAACAAATATTGAAAAATACAATCATGACTATCTAGGTGAAGTAACTGGTACAGGTAGTGAGGTTTTTACAAACCTTGATATACGTGAGATAACCGACGAGGAAATACAGGTATTCGATAGATTAAAAAACGGACTAGACTTTGGTTATGCTGGTGACCCATTGGCATATGTCAAAGCAAACTATGACAAGACGCGCAGGCGTCTTTTTATTTTTGGTGAAGTATATGGAACTAGACTATCAAATGCCAAGGCCGTCAAACTTATCCAGGAGATCAACCCACTCAATAAGCTAGTCACTGCCGATTCAGCTGAGCCAAGAACCATTAATGAATTCAAGTTATTAGGTCTCAATATCATTGGTGCAAAGAAAGGCGCTGACAGTGTGGACAATGGAATAAAGTTCCTTCAGGACTTAGACAAGATAATTATAGATCCTGTTAGATGCCCCAATGCTGCACGTGAATTCAATGACTATGAAATTGAAATGGATAGAGACGGCAACCTTAGAGGGGAGTTCCCCGACAGAAACAACCACACTATAGATGCGGTTAGATATGCTATAGAAAATGAAATCCTTATGAAGAAGGCAAGAGCAGGAAAGAGGAGATTTTAAAAGATGTATTATACTTTCACGATTCCACGAGAAGAATTCGACGAGACAAACATAGACAGAAGCATGATCCTTCGTCTCATTAGCAAGCATTATAGTATTCGTGCTCCTGAGATATTGAAGAATGTCGGCTACTACTTTGGCAAGCACGCCATCATGAACAGGGAAAAGAAGTTCAAGAACCAGCCGAACAATAAGATCATGGTAAACCATGCTAAAGATATATCAGATACAGCAACGGGCTATTTTCTTTCAAACCCTATAACATTCAAGAAGAATACAGAAGACGGCAATATTGACAAGCTGACAGGTGCATTTGTTGATGCAGAAACAGATGATACAGATTCATGCAATGCTATCAATATGTCACGTGCAGGTGTCGCTTATGAGTATGTTTACTTATGTGAGCATGAAAGCAAGCTGATGACCAAGACACTTGACCCATTGTCAACATTCAAGGTTTTCGATGCTTCAATTGAACAGCATGAACTATTCAGTGTTTATTATTCTATCGAAAAAGATGATTCTACTGACAGGTTCAATATCATTGCGACAGTTACAAGTGAGAACTATGTCACAAGAATCGGAATCACTTGCAATGAGGAATTCGAAAAAGGCGAGTTTTCAGAACTAGGTGAGCCTTACCCACATTTCTTAGGTGAGGACCCTATCATTGAGTATAGAAACAACATGGACTGCATTGGAGACTATGAACAGCAGATTTCTCTTATTGATGCATACAATACATTATGCTCTGACAGAATCAACGATAAGGAGCAGTTCATTGACGCAGTGCTTGTTGTCTATGGCGCTCTTTTAGGTGATGACGATGAAGAAGCAACAAAAGCGCTCCAGGCTATCCGTAAGAATGGTGTTATGGAACTTCCTAGTGATGCACGCTCTGAATATCTGACTAGAACATTTGACGAGAATGCTGTGGAAACACTCAAGCGCTCAATAAAGGAAGATATCTATTCACTTTCTCATGTTCCTAATCTGACAGATGAAAACTTTGCTGGCAACAGTTCAGGCATTGCCATTCAATATAAGCTTCTAGCACTTGAGACCCTCACCAAGACAAAAGAGAGATATTACAAGAAGGGGCTTAAGAAGCGTATAAGAATGTTCTGTACTTACCTCAATCTAAAGGCAATTGCTGCTGATCAGTCAATGATTGAGCCTGTATTTACAAGAGGGCTACCACAGAACCGTCTTGAATTATCACAGATTATTGCGAACCTTAAAGGTGTTGTATCGACTAAAACACTTCTTGCACTCCTTGATTTTGTTTCAAATGTTGATGATGAAATGAAAGAAGTCAAAAAAGAAAAACAGGAAGCACTTGAAACACAGAAGCAGTTATTTGATACCGAAAATCAGAATACTCCTCCAGAAGATGAAGAAGAAACAGATGATCACAAGGAAGATGGTAATAATGATGATGACAAAGACAAGGAATGATAGTGCTCTGTTATGACTAACATCAAAAACATAAAGTACTGGGAAATGCGAGAAGCAAGGAACATGTACAAGGATATGCAGTTAGCTGAGGACTGCGCTAATGATTTGAGCGTAATCTATAGCAAGGCTGCAATCTACACTGCCAAGCAGATTGAGGGAATATTCAATAGATTCGCTTCAAAGCATCATCTAACAAGAGACGAGGCTATTAATCTTCTTTCAGAGGCTGACAGCAGAAATTTCGAAAAACTGCTTGAAGCATACAAGAATAAGACAGGTGCCCAAAAAAGAGAGGTGCTAGCAGAATTGGAAGCCCCAGCATACAAGAACCGTATGAAGAGGCTTGATGATATTAACAAGTCAATTAATAAGCTGATTAATGCCATTGAATCCAAGGAAAGAGATGCCATAGGGAAGACAATGCGACAGGTCTATGAAAGCAGTTATCACCATGCAGTATATGAAGCTGCAAGAATGAGTGGTCTAGATCTTCAGACAGGCCCTATTGATGAAGGCGCTCTTGAAACCATTCTGAAAAAGAAATGGTCAGGTCAGAACTATTCCGAAAGAGTATGGAACAATACTCAGAAGGTCGCTGATTCATTAAAAGAGGAACTCATGATAGGAGCCCTCACAGGAAAGACAGAGAAGGAAATGACCGACTCAATCAACGAACAGTTCCTATCAGGTAGAAATAAAGCTAGAAGACTTGTAAGAACCGAATCATCATACATCCACAATGAGGCGCACTTTCAGGCTTACAAGGATTATGGCATAGAGGAGTATAGATTTGTTGCAACACTAGACCTTAGAACGTCCCAAATTTGCCGTGAGAGGGACGGAAGTGTATACAGGGTTAATGATAAGAAGATAGGTGTAAACGCCCCTCCAATGCACCCATGGTGCCGTTCTACTACTATTATGAATCTTGACGATGAAACTATGCATAATCTAGAAAGATTTGCTAGAGACCCTGTCACAGGTGAAAGAATGAAGGTTCCAGCTGATGAGACTTATAAAGAGTGGTATAAGAGAATGGTTGAAAAGCATGGTGCAGATGCAGTTAATACTGCTGAGAAGTCAACTAAGAATTATTCTAGTGATAAGAAGCAGCAGAAAAAATACCGCAGTTCATTTGATAAGGAAAATATGTCATTATCACAATTAGAATTCCAAAAATCGAAGAATAAAAATAAAGAGGATTCGAAGAATAAAAAGAAAGAAGTGTTGAAGAATCTAAAAACTCATGTTAAAGATGCATCGGCTTCTATTGGCCAAGATAAAATAGTTCCTGTTAAGAAAGAGGAAAATACCAATACAAAATTAATTGAAAAGAATGATAAAACATTAGACTTGAACAAAAAATCAGAAAGAGAAAGGATTATTTCTGAAAATAAAAAAGATAAAATACCTAAAACTACAATAACCGCATTGAATAATGCTGTGGAAATGAATGAAAGAAATCCGGATATTGCTAGAAGAGAGTTAACAGTGCTTTTGCCGAGTAAAACGTATATAGGATTAAATCCCTTTACCGGCAGAAAAATATACATATATGATAAAGACTTCTCTTATTTTATAAAAAAACATGTAACTGATGGGTCACTTGATATACAGGACCTCATGACAGTAAATACCGTACTAGATTATGATATGGCATTTATAGCAGACGATGGTAATAGTTATTCATTTGTGAAACAAGCAGAGCGAAAAAATGGGGCTTATGATATTGTTCTTAAATATATTAATGATGAAGAGAAAATTTTCCATTTCAACTATAAGGGTAAAAAATCTGCAGCTAAGAACATAAAAAGACTTAAAAAGAAAATGAGTTTATTGGATGTGAGAAATAAAAATATATTGACTTATTTAGATTTAAATGATTTAATATCAGTAGAAAAGGATAACTGATGTAGAAAAATCGGTCTCGTCTAACACGCCGTATATCTGATTAGATATATGCCGGATGAGGGATGCCCATTCTTAGAAATGGTTCGACCGCCCCTCCAGTTATCCCTTTTAATTGATCTTCATTACGCAAATCGACTAAAAGAATAGTCGGTTTTTTATTTTATACAATCTCAAGGAAGGAGAACAACATGGCAAGGGATGATTATCATGTAATTGTTTATCAGATTCTATCCTACCTGTATATGCAGCTAAAGCAAGGGAAGGATATTGATGCATCACTCATAAGACATGACAGTAAATATCTACAGATCAACAGAAAGTACTGGACTTATGTCATTGTGAATCTATTAAATGAGGGATATATCAGTGGGATAGTGATTGACCAGGATATAGACGAAAACATAGAAATATACAACCTTGATAAATGCGAGATTACACCAAAAGGAATAGAATACCTTACTGATAATTCAACTATTGAAAAAGCCAAGCGATTTATGAAAGACTTGAAAGATATACTACCGTTCGTATAAGCCGACTATCTAGTCGGTTTTTATTTTGCCCAATTTCAAGAAAGGAGAACCATATGGCTGAAGGATTGAAACCACATCATCACCAGTACTTTGAGTATGACTGTAAAAGTCATTTTGACAGCCGTAGGCACGTGATTGTCAAGAAGGTGACATATATGTGCATGATATGCGGAAAACTCTCACATGAGACATATGAAGAGTACTGTCCGCCTCCCAAGGAAAGAAAACCTAAAGCATTGATGAAATACAGAAGCAGACAGAAGAGCGGTTGATGTTCTTCTTTTTTTCTGTTTGTCCATAACGTGCATATGACATTAAAAGGTGCATGGATATAACAGTCATACGGACTATAAACGGAGGAATTAAGTTATGGAATACATTAAGAATATGATGCCTTTGAACCTTCAACTTTTTGCGGAAGAAGGGGAAGAGGGGGAAGAAGACACAGGCGACGAAGGGAATCCCGATAATGCGCAGTCAGGTGAACCGGAAGATGGTAAAGCCAAAGTAACAACCCTCACAGAAGACGATGTGGACAGAATCGTCCAGAAGAGACTTGCCCGTGCAAGAAAGAAGTGGGATAAGGATCATACGGAAGCCGAAAGGCTTAAGAAGATGACAGATGATGAAAAGAAGCAGTATGAGGAAGACAAGAGAAAAGAAGATCTTGACAATAGAGAAGCAGCAATTACTCGTAGAGAACTGACTGCAGTTGCCAAGGAACAGCTTAATGCTGCAGGAGTTCCAGCAGACATGGCTGACTTCATTGACTACACTGATGCTGATTCCGTAAATGAATCTGTCAAGAGACTCTCTAAAGCATTCAAGGGAGCAGTTCAGCAGTCTGTTGATGACCGATTAAAAGGGAAAGCACCTTTAGACAAGGCAAAAAACAATGTATTGACTGCTGAAGAAGAGAATGCAAGAAAGGCATTCGCGAATGCACTTAAATTTTAGAAAAGAGGTATAGAACATGGCAATTAACACATTACAGTATTCAACTATTTTTCAGACTGAACTAGATAAACAGATGGAGCATCTCACTCTTACATCATGGATGGATGCCAATGCCGGACAGATTAAGTATGACGGTGGTGCAGAGGTAAAAATCCCTAAGATGTCATTAGTGGGCTTAGGAGACTATAACAGAGATGAAGGATATAAACAGGGTGCTGTCACTCTTGAATATGAAACATTCAAAATGACACAGGACCGTGGAAGAAAGTTCCTTCTTGATGCAATGGATGTAAACGAAACTAACTTTGTGGCTTCTGCTGGCACTGTCATGGGAGAATTCCAGCGTTTACATGTTGCCCCTGAAGTAGATGCCTACCGTATTTCTAAGGTTGTTTCTGATGTTACAGAAAAGAAATCAGCCAACATCCTAACAACTGCATTGACTGAACAGAATATTCTTTCTGAATTAGAAAAGGCAGCGGATACTATCCGTGATAAAGGATACCAGGGTGATATCATCTGTCATATTACATATGATACTTTAAGATTATTAAAGGAAAAGATGGTAAACAGCAACCTTACATCAGGTAAATTGACTATTGGAAATATCACATTAGACATCTATAAGCTTGATGAAATCACATTCATTCCTACACCAAAGAACAGAATGTATTCAGCTATCAAGGTTGATGCTGGAGCAACAAAAGACGCAGGCGGTTATACAAAAGGTGAAACTGCTAAGAATGTAAACTTCTTAATGGCGCCAATCAATAGTGTTATCGGTGTTACTAAACAGGACAAGACAAGAGTATTTGACCCTGATACTAACCAGGATGCAAATGCTTGGCAGATTGACTATAGAAGATATCATGACTGCTGGGAAAAGGACAACATGCTTGACCTAATCATTGCTAACGTTTCAGCTGATGCATAATGATCATTGTAAAAAGAATCAACGTTGAAAGGGTCATCCATGAGGATGACCTTCAGCGTTATACAAAACAGGGATATCGTGTCATTGAAGACAAGAAGAATGATGAAGATACTCCTGTAGAAAACAATGAAGTGACGGACCTCAACGATATGACTGTTGACCAGTTAAAGACTATTGCAAAGGAAAAGGGCGTTAGCGGATATTCTAGTCTTGTTAAAAAGGAATTGGTCGCAGTTCTCACTAAGAGGCAGGAGGAGTAATCTATGGATCTAGTTGAGATTGTTGCTGAAAGAACAGGAATGAGTCAGGAACGTGCAAAAATCTATGTTGAAATGGCAAAACAGCGAGCTCTTGCACATACAAACCGCACTGTATACATCACTGCAATGGATTTCTGTGTGGCTGATCTAGCATGTGCCATGTACTTCAGAGAGGGCATGGTCGGAGAATCATCACATTCAGAAGGTGGCATCACATCTACTTTTCAGTCTTCCACTTATGAAGATATTCTCTCAACTCTCAACAACTTGAGACTGATTCGTGCAGGAGGAATCGTTCACGAAAAGAAGCCGGAGGGGAACCAATGAGACTTTCAGCGCTTAAGAACTATCCTGTATATGAGCCTGTCATCGAAAAAGATGGTGAAGGTGTCACTACTGAAAAGTGGATCAAGAGAAAATCAATGCTTCTTGAGATATGGCCTGCATCCGGTAAATTACAGGCGGAAATGTACGGGGAGAGACTGAACTACATTCTTAATATGATTCTTCCCAAGAATAAGGATGATGATTTCAGACCCACTGAAAAGTGGGGAGTGAATGTCTATAATCAGTCAACCGATGAACCGGATTACAGAATCATCAGCATGAAGGAATATAACAGACACTATCTCTATGAACTGGAGAAGATTATTAAATGAGCCTCAATGGTGCTAATGAATTATTTAGAAAGCTTCGTGCTATAGATGCCGTTCTTGAGAATCCAGAACAGGTTCTTGGAAAGGCTGTGGAAACAATCAGAAGTGGTTGCGTTCTTGAATGTCCTGTAAATAATGGTGAATTAAGAAATTCCATTAAGACAAGAGTTGAAGGCGACAAGGGATATGTTTATACAAATAAGGCATATGCTCAATATGTTGAATTCGGAACAGGTCGAAAAGGTGCAGCAGACCATGCTGGAATATCTCCATATGCACATCCTTCTTATACTATGGAACCTTGGTGGATTCCTGAAGAGAAGTTATCAGAAGAAGCAATAAATAACTATCGTTGGGTAGTAATCGAAGTGAACGGCAAGAGATATTACAGGTCGGATGGACAGCCTGCACAGCCATTCATGTACCAGGGAGCAAAGAAGACTGAAAAGAAAGCAGTAAAAGATGCTGGTATTGTAATCAGCCAGTTAATTGAAAAGGATTAAAAGCATATGATCAACATTAAAGACAAAGTATATAAGGCTCTGACAGATGAAGGCCTTGAAGTCACTGATATCTATCCTAAGGACTGGGCAAAGCTTCCAGCAGTTCAGTATGTTGAGGAAGATAACAGCGTGGCAGAATGGACGGATGACAAGGAGCAGACATCACATGTCCTTTACAGAATCGAAATCTGGGATACTAAGAGTACATCGGATACAGCCTTGAAAGTTGATAAGGCATTATCAGCAATGGGGCTAAAGAGAGTATCATGCAGAGATATTGATGATGCATCAGGACTTAGACACAAGAAAATGAGTTATGAAGCATATTATGATAGTGATTACATCTATCACGGTATGTAACTGATAAGGAGGAATTATATAATGCTAGCAAATGGCGCTAAATTATCTTATGACAAGACAAACAAGGGAACTTCTTTTACTGACCTTCCAGGGTTGAAGAAGATTCCTGATATGGGTATTGAAAAAGAAAAAGTTGAAAACTCTTCACTTGATGATGCAGTTAAGGTCTATGAGTTTGGTATCGGAGACCCTGGAGACCTTGAATATACATTCAAGTATGACAACAGCAAAGAAACTTCTTCATACAGATTAATGAGGGAGCTAGAAAAAACAGGAGCTACCGCAATGTTCAAGGAAACATTGAAGGACGGCACTACAACTACATTCTCGGGACAGGTCACTGTTAAAAGAGCGGGCGGTGGTGTCAATGATGCTATTGAATTCACTGTTGCAATCGCATTACAGTCTGAACTCACTATTGCTGACCCAGGAGAAGCAGTAGCGCAATCTGAGGAAACTGCATCTGAAGCAGTAGCAGAATAGAAAGGAAGATATAGATAAATGGCAGAAAAAGCAAAAAGAAAACCGTTCATTATTTGGAAAATCGGTGAAGAAGAATACAAATTAAAACTGACAACAGGAGAAATCTCTAGACTAGAGCAGATGTATGGTGGAAGTCTTATCAACCTTCTTAATACAGAAACAGGCATGACACCATTATGCACTATGCTGGACATCACACACGGTGGTCTTCAGAAATTCAACAGCAACATCGACAGAAGCGATGTGAATGATATGTTTGATAGATACATCGATGAAGGTGGCTCACAGACAGAGTTCCTTAGTGATGTTCTTATTCCATTGTTCCAGGTATCGGGTTTTTTCTCTGGGGCTCTCGAAACGAAAATGGAAAAGGAAATGGCGGAAGCCAAGAAGAATCTCTAGAAGATATCCTGATTACAGATTACATATACAAGGCGGTCTATGATCCAGCGCTTGATGCTGGAGTAGACCCCTTTTCATTTTGGAATTATTCGTTAGATGAGCTATACGATATTATTTCAGCGCATGAAAGAAAGAAAAAAGAAATGGTGCGACAGGAAGCGATATCTCTTCAGATACAGGCCCTTCAGATAAGGGATTGTATTTCTGCTGTCCTTAACGGCAAGGATGATTCATTCACTCCTACACAATTGTGGGACTTCTATCCTTCACTTTTTGAAGAGGATAGGAAAGAGTTTGAAAAAGAGAAGGAAAGAAAAGAGATTGCAAGCGCTAGATCTTCTCGTATTGCCTTCAGTAGAAGACATAATGAAGCACTAAGAAAAAGAAAGGCGGTGATGCAGAATGACGGTAGAGGAACTGCAGATAGTAATATCTGCACAGACGAAATCAGCGAAATCAGAACTGAACAGCGTGAAGAATGAAGTCACCGGCCTAAAGAATCATGTTGATAAGGTCACAGGATCAATTGGCAATTCATTCAAGAGTATCCGCAATATTGTGGCGGGTCTTGGTATTGCTTCTCTGATTAAATCAACAATATTAGGTAATGTTGATGCTGCAATCAAGAGAGTTGATACTCTTAGCAATTATAGCCGTGTGATGTCTAATCTAGGCGCTGGCAGTGTTCAAGCGAATGCATCTGTACAGAAACTAAGCAATAAGCTTATTGGGCTCCCAACAACCCTAGACGATGCATCAGGCGCAGTACAGAGATTCACATCAGTGAACAGTAACATCTCTAGATCAACAGATATGTTCCTTGCACTAAATAATGCTATTCTAGCCGGCGGTGCAAGTTCAGAAATACAGAAATCAGCTTTAGAACAGTTGTCACAGTCATATGCTAAGGGTAAACCCGATATGTTTGAATGGCGTTCAGCGATGACTGCAATGCCTGCACAGATGAAACAGGTGGCTGAGGCCATGGGTTTTGTCAATGCTTCAGCATTAGGCGAGGCATTAAGAAACGGAACTGTATCTATGGACCAGTTCATGAATACTCTTATGCAGTTAAACACTCAGGGCATTAACGGCTATCAGTCATTTGAGGAACAGGCAAGAAATGCGACAGGTGGAATTTCTACATCAATCGCTAATATGAGAACAGCTATTGTTAGATGTATGTCAGATGTAATGAACACAATCGGACAGTCTAATATTGCTGGATTCTTTACCAATATTGCAAAGGCAATTAATTCCTGCGTCCCATATGTTGTTGCATTCACTAAAGTTGTTATGGTCGCCGTTGGGTATCTGACGGCACTGTTTGGTGGCAAGTCAAAGAAGTTGAGTTCTTCTTTTGGTGGAGTGTCAAACAATGCTAAGAAGGCAGCAGGAAACACAGGGGCTCTTGCAAAGAATATGAACGATGCTTCCAATAGTTCGCAGAAGCTTTCTAAAGGCGCAGGTGGAACAGGAAGCGGATTAAAGAAGGCGGCAGGTAATGCTTCTAAACTCAAGAAGGAATTGAACGGAGCTCTTGCTGGATTCGATGCAATCAATAACATAAATTCAAGCAATGGTTCAAGTGATCCGTCTTCAGGTGACTCAGGTGGCTCAGGCGGTGCTGGTGGTTCCGGTGGTGATATCGGCGGATTCAGCATGGATGACAGTGGTGCAAAAGAACAGAAAGGACTTCTTGAAGAAGTAGACAAGCAGTTAGAAGAAATCAAGAAGAAGGTTGCAGAATTCTTCCAGCCATTAAAGCAGTCATGGGATAAGTTTGGTGCGCCGATGATTGCAGCTGCAGTATATGCATTTAATGGTGTCAAGAATCTTCTTATGGAAATCGGCAAGTCAATGTATACAGTGTGGGAAAATGGCACAGGCGCAAAGACTGTCGAACTGATATTGAAGATATTCACTAACATCTTCAAGATAATTGGCAATATCTCTCAAGGATTGGCCGATGCATGGAACACTGCAGGCCTGGGTGATTCAATCATCCAGCATTTATGGAATATATTTAACTCTATATTGAAGATCATCAATGAGATTCTGAAAATTGTGAGAGATATCACTAAAGCGATTGACTGGACTGTAGTACTAGGTGCAGTGGATGTGGTCCTTGGTATCATTGATGGGTTATTCTCTTTCATAGCAGATAATGTAGGTCGTATTCTTGGCATACTTTCAGTTATTGCGGGATTATCATTATTTTCTACTCTTGCTGGAATTCTTGGTACTGTTATCACACAGATACAGATTGCAGTGGGAGTATTTTCAGGTTGGGCATCACTTGCAACTGCATTGAGCGGTGCATTTGGAATTCTTCCACAGATATTCGCATCTATTGTAATGGCTGTGAATCCTGTAAATGTCATCATAGGGGCAGTCATTGCTACAGTTGTAGATTTATGGCAAAAGAGTAAGAGTTTCAGAGATGACATAGTAAGCATTCTAGGAAATATCGCCACTATTGTTCAGAAGGTGTTTATGAATATTGTTGCACCTGTCATCAGTACAGTAGCAGGCATCATTAAAGATTTTGTGAATATGGTGCTAAAACCACTGTGGAATGTATGGGAAACAGTTTTTAAGGATATCATGGGAATTGTTAGTGATTTATTAAAATTTGTAACACCGATTTTTAGTACAATTCTTGATATTTTAGGGCCAGTCTTCCAGTTATCACTAACACATCTTCAAGGCACATTTAGAATTGTGTTCGCAGCAATTGGAGGTATTATCCAGGGCGCAGGTGCATTAATTCACACTGCTGTTGATGGCATCAGAGGATTCTTTAATGGATTAGGAACTTGGATGGAAGGAACTTTCGGTTTCAAATGGAAGAATGTGTTTGAAACGGTTAAGAATGTCGTCAAGGTGTTCAGAGACTACATGGGTCCTATCATCAGTTCCGTACAGGTTATTTTCATGGGTCTAGCTAACTTCATCGGTGGCGTGTTCTCAGGCAACTGGAGAAGAGCATGGCTTGGTGTTAAGCAGATATTTGAGGGCATTGTTTCCGGATTAGGACACATCTTCAAGGCTCCATTGAATTTCATGATTGATGGAATTAACAAATTCTTAAGTGGTATCAGCAAGGTAAAGATTCCTGACTGGGTTCCGGGTGTCGGTGGAAAAGGATTCTCAATCCCTAGGATTCCTAGACTTGCAAAAGGTGGTATCGTAAGTGCATCCACTATTGCCAATATTGGTGAAGCAGGAACAGAAGCAGTAATACCATTACAGAGAAACACACAGGGACTTGATATGATTGCTGAAAAGATTTCAGAAAGATTATCACTTTCTCAGAATGACGGCACAGGCGCTACCTACGTCATTAAATTGGTACTTGATGATGGCAGAGTAATCACTAAGATGGTGATTGACAATATCAAGGACTATGAAGCACGTACAGGAAAGCCTGTATTTGACTATTAGGAGGTGGAATAAATGGCAGATGAAGCGAAAATCAAGATAAACGGAACACTTATTCCGACTCCTTCAGAGATTAGCGTAGAAATCAATGATTTAGATTCGGATAGTGTCAGACCTGTATCAACAGGCATATTAAGAAGAAATAGAATACGTTCTAACATGTTAAAAATCACATGTACGTATAAACTGAATACATTCACAGATGTAATGAATATTCTGAAGGTACTCACTCCGGCAGAGTTCACAGCAGAACTCTACATTCCTGATCATGGTATCAGAGGAACCAAGAAGATGTATGCTTCAAATAAGAAGTACAATTATAAGAGAGTGCAGTCAGGTCTAAAGGCAGATTCATTCTCTTTCTCTTTGATTGAGGTGTGATCATATGCTTATAAAATATGGAGAGACAAATGTAACGGACAGACTTCTTGATTATAAGATGTCTGTCTCTTTTGCTGACTGCCGTATGATAGGCAATGTGCCATCAATAGAACTGACAATGAAGTTCGATAACTATGACGGCATTCTTGACAATATCGACATCAGCAAGTACTGGGAAGTCAAGGAGAATGATGCATCTGATACAAGATACTTCAAGGTGTATGACCAGCCGGAGAAGTACACCAAGGAACTCACTCTTAAGATGTATGACAACAACTATTCTCTTGACAAGGCATACGATACTAAACTGTCTTATCCTGTCACTATAAAAGACCAGCTAGACGAGATTGAAAGTCTGACTGGTCTTTCTATTATTCGTGAAGGAATACCGCAGTACGTTCTTGATAAGAGCGTATCATGGTATGATAACACGATTGTGATAAGAAACTATCTTGGGTGGATTGCTGAACTGTTTGCAGCAAATGTCTATGCAGAGGGAATTGATTCTATTAGGTTTGTACCAATTGAAAAGAGCGCCTTTGCTGCTACACAGGATTTAACAGATTATGAGAAGAATGAAGTGTATACACTCACAAGAGTATATGCTGAAAATGGTCTCAATCCTCTTTCTAAGGGTGATGAGACAGGCAATACGCTGTTTATTGATTCAGCAAATCTATATGCAGATGAACAGAGCATTATAGACAGCATCTATGACAGACTTAAAGGATTGACTTTCAACCAGGTGAAGAATGTCACAATGATATCGATTGATAACCTTCTTCCTGGTGCTCTTGTCAATTATAACAGCAATGAATTCACTTTCTTTGTATCGGATCTAACCGTCAGTTATAAAGGTGGACAGTTCTCTATGTCTACGGTTGACGGCAGTGTTACAACAAAGAATGAAGAAAAGACAGTGAATCGTGTATCTAATACAACACGAATCAGAAAGCTGCAGGTTCAGCAGGACCAGGAATCCTTGAAACTAGATATAATCGCAAAGGAACAGGAAGGCATCAATGACAAGATGGCGCAATTAAGCCTGTCCAATGAGAAGATATCACTAAGGGTTTCAGAAGTTGAAGAAAAGGCTGGAGAAGCAATCAAACAGGCACAGGGTTCTGTTAAGAAGTTTGTTTGCGAGTATGCTAGTTCAACAGATGGAGCTACACCACCAGAAACAGGTTGGTCAGAGACTGCACCGACTTGGCGTCCAGGATTCTATATATGGCAGAGAACCGCCACAACGATCAACAATACTGTCACATACAGTACTCCTGTATGTATTACGGGTGCTAAGGGTGAGGATTCTATATTGTTGTGTATAGAATCATCAAATGGCACGACATTCAAGAACAGTGATGTGGCAACTATATTCACAGTGAATATCTATGTGGGTGGAGTTGTGATTGATAACTCTTCAAAACTGAGAGAAACATTTGGAGATAATGCATATCTGCAGTGGTTCATTAAAAGGCATGGAGAGACAGAATTCAGCAAGATCCCGTTAGATGATTCAAGACTCAACGATAACGGGTTCATGTTTACCATCTCAGCAAAAGACATTAAATTCAAGGCAGTATTCAACTGCGAATTAAACATTTAGGAGGAAAATTATGGCAATTAAAGCGGTCAATCAGATTGACGTTATCGACTTAACCGATGGTTATTCGGTTGTATTAACTAATGACAACTATACATTCTTAGGTACTACTACTTCTGTAAACGGTACACAGACAACTACTACACAGGTAATGGCATTGTGCGGGAGTGAACAGGTTCCTTGCACAGTAGGAACTATTACATGTCCTACAGGAATCTCAGCAGTGTCTGATGGAAAAGCACCAATGCCAACAATCACAGTTACTGCAACATCTGCATTAACTAAGAGTGGTACTATTACTATCCCTATCGTTGTTGATGGTGATATCACAATCAACAAGACATTCAGTTACTCAATCGCATTCAAGGGGCAGACAGGTCAGAATGGTACAAGTGTTACCGTAAGTTCGACTTCTGTAACATACCAGGTCGGTGCAAGTGGAACTACTAAGCCAACAGGGGAATGGAGCACTACTGTTCCAAATGTACCTAATGGTCAGTTCCTTTGGACTAAGACAGTAGTTAAGTATTCTGACGGCAAATCAACAGAAGCCTATTCAGTCTCTTACAAGGGTACAAACGGCTCAAATGGTTCAAACGGTACAAGCGTTACTGTAAGTTCAACATCTGTAACATACCAGGCAGGCACAAGTGGCACTACTCCTCCAACAGGAACATGGAGTACTACAGTGCCTAGCGTGGCAAATGGGCAGTATCTATGGACTAAGACAGTTGTTAATTATTCAGATGGTAAGTCTACTGAATCATATTCAGTTTCCTACAAAGGTACAAACGGCACAAACGGAAAGGATGGCTTAGACGCTATCACAATGGCGATCACCTCAAGTGGTGGAACAATCTTTAAAAATACCGCTATTGCTACAACTTTAACTGCTCATGTCTACAAGGGCGGAGTTGAAGTAACTGGCTCTGCATTATCTGCATTAGGAACTATCAAGTGGTATAAAGATGGGGGAACTACTGCTGTAGCAACAGGTGCGACATACACAATCGGTGCAGGTGATATTACAAACAAGGCAACATTCAGCGCTCAGCTAGAAGGTTAATTATATGGTTAAGGCATCGGCTAGCATGACCATCGTGAGAGTCAACGATGGCGAGGACGGGCAGGGAATTCGCTCAATCACTCCGGAGTATTACCTATCAGATTCAGCAACGGAAATGCCCGATGCAAGCAGTAACGGGTGGAAAAGCGTTCCCGATGACTACATTGACAAGCATTATTACTGGGTTAGGTCAAAGATATTATGGGATGATGGAACATATACAACGACCACCCCAGTGCTTGCAAATGACCTAAAGTCAATCATTGATGATTACGACAACAGAATAAACAACATGAACAATCAGCTGCAGCAGGCGACTAAGGATGCTTCTTCGTCTATAGAACAGACAAAGGCATCCATCTTACAGACAGTATCAGAGAATTATTACAGTGCCTCTGACGGTGCAAACCTTGCTTCTACTGTATCTACTATTCAGCAGACAACAGAAAGCATTCAGATGGGATTTGTAAAGAAAGAAGACTTTACTTCCCTTTCTGACAAGGTTTCAAACAATCAGACTCAGCTGAACACTTATATCAGATTCAATGCAGACGGCATAGAGATAGGTAAACAGGAATCTGAATTCAAGACAAAACAGACAAACAGCAAGTACTCTATTCTTCAGAACAATGACGAAGTAGCGTATTTTGCAAATAACAGAATGTATAACTCAAACATTGAGGTTTCTAATTCACTAAGAATTGGGAACTTCGGATTCATTATTAATAGCGATGGATCATTGACTTTTAAGAAAGTAGGTGGTGACTAATGGCAACATCTTCATCATGCTCTGCTTCTTTTGCAAGTGGAAACGGCAATGTCACAATGACAATGACACGAACAAGTGTCAATGTGGACGGCAACTATGATTTGTGGACTGCTAAATTGACAATGTACTATAAATGGAATATCAATTCCAGTGCCACAAAATATGGCTCTATGTGGGCCAATGGTGTCCTTATTTGGTCGGGTGGTGTAAGTGTCGGTGCGAGCGGTGGAACTAAGACTCTTGCGACAGTCACAAACATCAAGATTCCTCATGACAATAACGGTGGCAAGCATTTTGATTTTTCATTCTCACAGGAATTAAAAGTCACTCTTTCGGGCCACTATGTAGGTAGTGTATCTGCTTCTGGTGGCATCGACTGCGATGTCATTCCTAGGGCGACTAAGCCTTACTGTTCTCCAGCATCGGTTTATTTTGGGAACAGCGTCACAATCAAGACGCCTAGAGCATCTACTGATTTTGGACATGTAATTTCATACAGTTATTATGATACGAAAGTACAGATTGCTGATAATCAGTGGAATGATGAATTCAAGTGGAAAGTTCCTATATCACTCATTGATAAGATGACTAATGCATCTCAGTCTTATCTGACTTTCAAGGTTGATACGTATAATCGTGCAGGTAAGTACATTGGTACTAACTACTGTCGATTAGATTTATTGATGCCATCGGGATATGAGCCTACTATCACAGGAATTACATACACAAATGATGATAGTACTATTGCAAAAAGATTCGGTGCATCAACAATTATTCAAGGCATTTCGAAAGTTAAATTCAATGTATCTACTTCAACGAAGAATGGTGCTGCAATCACTTACTATTACAATGAGATTGACGGGCAGATTGCTCAAGGGCCTAATACATGGTTCGTCACTCAACCATTTAAATCTTCTGGTACAGTAGTCCTTAGAACGACAGTTACAGATTCAAGAGGACAAAAGGCTACACTCTCTAAGAATATTAGTGTTACAGAGTGGTATTCGCCAACCGTAAATAATGTGAGTGCGCAACGTTGGAACGTAACAACCAATAAGGCTGATGATGAAGGCACGGCAGTGAAGATTACTTATTCATTTTCAATTGCACCTGTTGCAAATAAAAATGATAAGACCATCATGATTCAGTATAAAGATGGCGAGACATGGACTACTCTTGCGACTTACACAGATTCATACAGTGGTGAGAACAAGGTATATATATCATCCGCTGGCAAGTTCAGTACAGATAATGCCTATTCCTTTAGAGTGCTTGTGAAGGATTATTTCACTACAGACGGCGTTTCAGCGTATTCGGCTATCGTGCCATCATTCAAGTTGCTTGATTTCTCTGCTGATGGCAGAGGAATAGGTATAGGGTGTAAGGCAGAGACTGGAAAGTTAAAGGTAGATATGCCTCTTGAAGCGCAGTCATTCAATGGCTATACCTTTGATTTTGATACAGAAAATCAGACTGATACATGGATTCCTGTTCTTAAGGATGGAAAATTACAGCATAGAGTTATGCAACCTATGGGATGGTCTACACCAGTTACGTTAGGGAGCACATGTGGTATCACATTCAAGTATCGCTATAACGGATATTTTGTATTTCTTTCTTATGATGGTTCTTTTTCTAACAACACAGGATTTTCAGCAGGGACAGGGTACTCTCCGGGAGATGGTAATCTTCCCAACCTTATCGGTGGTATAGGTAATTTCTTTAGTGCTGTTGTAACGGACAATAGATACAGATTGGCGATAAGATACTATCCTGCTTTATCCAGCAATAAATTGGCACTCATATCAATGGATTCTGTGACTGTTGCTAAAGGTGCTTATATAACAGGATTCGTTATGATTCCGAGAGTTTCAACAAATAAATAAAAAAAACAAAGGGGAATTAAAATGAAATTATACAACACATCATTAAAGTATATGGATGCGATTAATGCAGTCGGAGGCACTATTGTAGCAGTGTTAACTGCTGCATTAGGCACGCACTGGTTTTTATTTGTAGGATTTTTAATCCTAAATATCATTGATTATATTACAGGAGTTAGAAAATCAAGACTGACAGGAAAAGACAACAGTGCAAAGGGAGTTAAAGGTGTCTGGAAGAAACTAGGCTACTGGCTAATGGTGCTTGTTGCCTTTCTTGCATCAGCGATTTTCATCGAAATTGGTCAGACAATTAATGTTGATTTAACTATCACAACTTATGTGGGATGGTTTACATTAGCATCTCTCATTATCAATGAATTAAGAAGCATCATTGAGAACTTTGTAGAAGCAGGAGACAACGTACCATCTGTTTTAACTAAAGGCTTAGAAGTAGCAGAAAACGCTATCAACAAGGAGAATAACAATGGGTAATGATGAATTTTTAAAGATTGCAACCGAAGAAGTAAGAAGATATACAAACGAACATCTAGAAGATCCACAGGATTTCGATATCTATGTTGTGTGGGTGTGCAAGACACTTCAGAACAATAAGGCATTGCTATCAACTACACTGTTAGACGGAATGTATTTTGAATGTACTTATAACGGAGACAAACAAGAAATGTATCTTGATGCATACCGTAAATTAGAAAATAGATGTATCAAGTGTGAGGTATGAGACATGAAGATATTCATCTCACAGCCTATGAAAGGTTTCTCTGAAGAAGAAATCAGATACAACAGAGAAAAGGCTATAAAAAAAATCAAAAATCTCTATGGTGATGATGCTGAAATTATTGATAGTTTTATCGATGGAGAAGGTACTCCATTATGGTACCTTGGAAAATCTATTGAATTATTATCAACTGCTGATATTGCTTACTTTTTAAAAGGTTGGAATACTGCACGAGGATGCAGAATCGAATACATGTGTGCTGAAAATTATGGAATCGGCACATATCTTGAGGAGGATTAAACAATGGAATTACAAGACACTGTAGAACTTATGAATAGTTCTGATTATAAGGATAGATTTAAGGCAGAATACTGGCAGGCAAAAATCAGATATGACAAATTAGATGATATGACTGTCAAGTATGAGGCACGTACCTTGACATTCATTCCTAGATGCTCGCTTGATCTATTAAAAGAGCAGAAAAAGCATTTAGGTAATTATATTCGCACTCTTAAGATTAGAGCAGAGATTGAAGGAATTGAATTATAAGAAAGAAGGTATAAAGTATGATTATTAATGTACATGGTGGACATAGCTTAAAATGTCGTGGAGCAAGTGGTTTATTAGACGAAGTCAATGAAGACAGAAAAGTTAAAAATAAAGTCATTGAGTTGTTAAGAGCAAACGGACATACAGTATATGACTGTACTGATGATAATGGAAAAGATCAGAATTCTAACTTAAAAGCAATCGTAAACAAGTGTAATGATCATAAGGTTGACTTAGATGTATCAATCCACCTAAACGCCGGAGGCGGAACAGGTACAGAGGTATATGTCTATAGCGACAACTCAAAAGCCAAAGATGAAGCTGAAAGAATCGTCAAGAATATTTCTAACACTCTAGGTATTAGAAATAGAGGTGTTAAAACATCTACAAAGTTATATGTGTTGAGAAAGACTAATTCTCCAGCGCTTCTAGTTGAGTGCTGCTTTGTTGACAACGCTATTGATAAAGTGAAGTGGAATAGTGACAAGTGCGCAAAGGCAATTGTAGAGGGTATCTTAAATAAGAGTGTTAATGAACACGTTGAAACTCCTACACCTAAGCCACAGAGCAATGCATCTAGCACTTTAGGTACTTATATGATTACTGCTAGTGATTTAAGTGTCAGAACAGGACCAGGAGCTAATTGTAGAAGAAAGACATATGAGGAATTAACTAAGAACGCTAAGGCTCACGATTACGATAAGGATGGCTGTCTAAATTATGGCACTCGTGTTACTGTGTCTGAATTTAATGGAGATTGGGCAAAGATTCCAAGCGGTTGGGTTGCTAAAAGATACTTGAAAAAAGTCTAATTTAAGTTTTATTATAAGTTTATTCATAAAGATGTTGACTATACTCGACTTAATTTCGACTTAATCTCGACTAAATCTCGACTACACAACAATTTATATTCATAAGAAAAGACCAGGGCTATTTGCTCTGGTCCTTTTTTGCTTTCTCAATATCATCTCTTATAAGTTTTTTAATGTAACCCATTTTAGATTCGACATGATCAAGTTTTTCTAGAATGTCTGCATCTGTTTTTTTATTGAATGCAAGATTGACACATTTCGTCATCTTCTTAGCATAGTTTGCGCTAGCTTTCTTCTGTGCTTCAGTTGACACGGTTATACCTCCTTTAGAATAATTTTGAAATCAAGAATACTAATACTGCAATAAGTCCAATCAATTCGATAGCTTTTAAAATTAATTTTTCCATTGTTTTCTTTGAAAAGTGGTTTTATAATAGTGATAGGAAGAGAGGACAAGCCTCTCAACCTACTTAGTTAAATAGTTTGATTAGAATCAAAATCCAACCAATCAAGGAAATGATTTTAATCACTAGCGCTTCGAATAGGTCCAATATTCGAAGCATTTTTTTTAACTTCTTTTCCACTTTCCTTACCTCCTTTCTTGATTATAGTATATCATAAAATTATACAAATGTCAATGTATATTGATATATTTATGAGAATATTATATAAAAAATATCAGTAAACAATGACAGTTTTTGCATTTTAATTTCGATGTTTCTAATACTAAAAGGAGCGTTATAAATATATGATGCGCCACTATGTAGGTACTAAACTAGTAACGAATCAGTAACAAGGGGCAAAAAGTCTAGGAAACAAGCCAATTTTAACATCATATATAAATGTTTCATAATAAATATAACCCCTTTCATTGGAAGATAAGTTAATTATATCTATTATTTAAGAAAAAATTAAGGTGAAAGTACACAAATAATACACTTTTCTTTGTTAAGATAGTGCAATAGATGAGGAGTGGTGGATATGAATGAATTAAAAGGCCTCTCACAACAAGAGGTACAAGAAAGAATAGAACAAGGACAAGTAAATTATACAGGTCAGTCTATTTCTAAAACTAAAAAGGAAATTGTGAAGCAGCATACACTTACATATTTCAACTTTCTAAATATATTTTTAGCCGTTTTGATTGTGATTTCAGGACAGCTGCAGAACTTAACTTTTATTGGAGTTATGGTAGCTAATACAATATTAGGTATCATTCAGGAATTCAAGGTTAAGAAAACTATTGATAAGCTAAGTGTTGTGACTGTAGAGAAAGTAAAAACATTACGTGATGGGACTTTGATAGATATTCCTGTAGAAGAACTTGTTATGGATGATATTATTTTCTTGACAGCTGGTAATCAGATTGGCACAGATTGTCAGGTTGTAGAAAATCATGCATTAGAAATCAATGAATCTCTTTTGACTGGAGAATCAGTGCCTGTTAAAAAGAAGGAGAACGATGAAATATATGCAGGAACCTTCGTTGTGGCAGGAAGTGGTTATGCAAAAGTAATCCGTGTAGGGAATGCGAACTATTCTACAAAGCTAGTGAACCAAGCTAAACATAAGAATCTTGCATCTAGTGAGATGAGAGATTCTATTGAGAAGATTATCAAGGTTATGAGTATTATTATTGTGCCAGTCGGTCTATTACTCTTTAGAGCACAATATAAGGCCATGCCAAATGATTTTAATACAGCCCTTGTTAAAACGGTAGGCGGTGTTATAGGCATGATCCCTGAAGGACTTGTCCTTCTTACTTCTTTATCTTTTGTATTAGGTGTTGGTCGTCTTGCAAAAAAGAAAGCACTTGTTCAACAGATGGAATCTATTGAAGCATTAAGCAGAGTAGATGTA